AAAGACCACCTTGGCCTGGTTAGAAGAAATGTTGCCTGGCCTAGATTTACAAAATAACACACTAGGCTCCACTGGCATCAAAGACACTTCGGGCGACCTAGACATCGCAGTAGACACAAAACAATTAACCAAAGAACAACTGACAGCCCAGCTCACACAGTGGGCACAAAGTCACGGGTTCAAGCCAGAAGAATGGATTAAGAAAACTGGTGCCGGCGTGCATTTTAAAACGCCCATCAATGGTCGTCCAGATCAGGGATTTGTTCAAACAGATTTTATGTTTTTGAATAACGTGCCTTGGAGCAAATTTGTTCTGGGTGCAATGCCTGCAGAAAGCAAGTATAAAGGTCGTGAGCGTAATGTGCTAATGAATTCAATTGCTAAAAGCATGGGCTACAAGTTGAATCAAAATGCTGGAATTGCCGACAGAAAAAACAATACTTTGATTTCTAATGATCCGGACCGGGTAGCCAAGCTGTTGCTAAACCCTCGTGCCACTCGTGCTGATCTGCGCAGTGTAGAAAATATATTAAAGGCTTTAGAACGAGATCCTGAACGTGAGTCTAAACTAGCAGACTTTAAGCAACACATGGAACGTGAAGGCCTACCGTTTATGGAAAACGCAGACTTACCTTCAGTTACTGGATACACAGAAGTGAACTTCCTGGCCAAGTTGCGTGATCGCATTGTTAATCAAGGCATGAAGCCATTGATCGAAACAACATTAATGGAAGCCGAAGCACGTATTCCTCACATTGAAGATTTAGTATTCGATCGTGGCACACGTGGTGTAGAAGAAGCAATGAGCATAATGAATCATGCTGCCGAAGATACTCGTAAGCATACCACAGTCAAGTGGGATGGCAAACCTGCTATTATCTGGGGTCGCGATGAGAACGGTCAATTTGTTTTAACTGATAAGTCAGGCTTTGGTGCCAAAGGTTATCAAGGCCGTGCTACCAGCATGCAACAACTAGCTGGCATCATGGGTCAGCGCGGTGGAGATCGCGGCAAACTAATTGGCATTTATGCTAAACTATGGCCCTTGTTGGAAGCATCTACTCCTCCTAACTTTAAAGGCTATATCCAGGGCGACCTGCTTTATACCAACACACCTCCTGAAATTTCTGGAGCTTACGAATTCAAACCCAACTTTGTTGAGTATCGTATTCCTGCTGATAGCCGCCTGGGTCAAGCAATTGGCGCCAGTGAAGTAGGTATTGCCGCACATACTCGTTATAAAACTGCCGACGCACAGCCAGAACCTATACATCATATTAATTTAACCAAAGTTCCTGGGTTATTAATTGTTGAACCCACAGTCAAAGATATTAAAAATGTTACACCTAATAAAAAAATGGTGCAACAACTACGTCAAATAGTTACCCAGAACGGAGCAGATATCAATGGCTTGTTTAATCCTGCAGAACTCAGAGCCGCACAACTTAGCGACTTACCGGCCCTGTGTAAACGTTATGTAAATTCAAGAATTACCACAGATTATGAAAATTTATTGTCTGACTTTGGAGCATGGTTACAAAAGTCAGTGACTCCACGAAAGTATAACAATATTGTAGAATATCTACAAAGTCCACGTTCAAATATGAATGGCATTACGGCAGCATTTAGTGCATTCCTATTACTGCACAAAATCAAGATGGACATGCTTAATCAACTGGATCGCCAAGAACCTGGGCACGAAGGTTGGGTCCTGGCTACTCCTGCAGGCCGTGCTAAACTGGTAAATCGCTTTGGTTTTAGTGCCGGAAATCGCATTCTAAATAACCCTAATTTGGTTACCTAACTCCTAGTTTTTACCAAAAGACATAAATAAAAGTAGGCCCATTGAGGCCACTTACTAAGGAGATTTAAAATGGCTTATATTACTAAAGTTTCTGGTGGATCACAACCAGTATTTGCAACAGACGTATTGAACGGTTCAGTTGCTCAAGGCGCCAACATTGCTGCACAAGGTCCTGTTAATTTTGCAGGTCCTAAATTGGACTTTTTCTCTGTTGTTGCCAATGCCAGTGTTGCTTCACAGGGTGGTGTTAATCAGTATGTTGCTAACGTTATCCAGGCTGTTCAACAAACATCTACAGTTGCAATTTTTGAAGTTTCTGCTGACGCAGTTACAATGAACTTTGCTGTGTATCCAACCGGCGCATTTGCTAACACATCAGTGTTCGTTGCCGCTTGCCAAACAGCTAACGCTGCAATTGGTATCCCAACAGGTAACGTATCTAATGTTGCAACGTTCACAAGTTTAGTTTCTTAATAGATTCTAAGTTGTAACCACACTAAACCTGCTACGGCAGGTTTTTTGTTGATTTTTAATGCGGATCTTGCTATAATGACTTAAATATTATCATGATGGTCAGCAAAATTACAGAACTCACAGTGTTTGAAAGTCCCGACGGTGGTCGCACAGTATATGCCCGACGTCCGGGCGAAATCAAAAGAGAACTTCACTGGCAAGACCCCAAATTACAACAAGAGCTCAAAGACCTAGAAAATTCAAAACGCTGGGTAGAAATACTTCAAGCTCGACGTGATAACCCGGAACTTGATCATCTCTGCCAACAAGTAGAAATATTATATGAACTTAGCAGGAAACCTGAATGAAGTTTGCCTGCCAGACCCTATTTGATATCACTGCCACTGGTGTCACTGGACATTGTAAAGCAAGTCGCATGCCGTTCCGAGATCGTGCCGGGCAAATTATCCAAGATGAATCTGCATGGAATCGTAGCCGCAACCAACAACGTAACTGGGAAACACTTACTCAGATACTGAGTCTGCGCACACAGTTGTTTGACCTTACTGAGCCAATACAGGACCAGTCTGGTTACCGGTGGATGTTTGAATTTGAAACCGAAACAGATGGTATCTACGGTGATGAATCAGATCCGGTGTCGGTACTATGTGCAGATGCCGCCGGAGTCCCCATGCTACGTGAACTCAATAACGACCCAGATATTGACACAGTATTGGTCACATCCGGTGCTCGCCAGAATATTTGGTTCGCGCCTATTTCCATAAATACATGATGGAGATCGAACATGACCGTTGAAGCCACAGAGATTGAAAAGAAAAGCCTAGAAGCGCATGTGGAACTGTGTGCCGAACGCTATAATGCCCTAGAAGATAAAATGTCGGCCATGGCTGAAAATATCGCACATCTTTGTGTTATGGTCACAGAAGTCAAGTCCAGTGTCAGCAAACTGAGCGAAAAAAACACAGATAGATTGATCAGCTGGGGCACTGGCATCATTGGTTTTTTGTCTGCGTCAACTATCTATCTCGTATCTCATTACGTTTTAAAATGAACCCCGATCAAGAATTTGAACGCTTGTTCCGACAAGAATTCCGTGCTATCATGCCCAACACTATTTGGCAAACAGACAGCGGAGAGTATGAAGTATTTGGGCACTATCGCATACAACCCGAACGTCCAGGATACAGGGTGTTCTGTGGTATCACAGAAGTAGGAGTGTTTAGCACTACCCGTTCTGCACTCAGCTGGTGTATAGCCGATAAAAACCGTGCCTATAATACCGCCCGTGAACTACTAACCGTAGATACCAAATTAACCGCACTTACACACGACATTAACGCTAGAGCCGCTGTGGGCGACCGTAGTAATAACCCAGCTCTGCGTGAGACAATTTTAACCAAGCTAGAGACCAAGATTATACAGAAAAAACTCCTGGAGAATCAGTTAAACAAATGTGTCAACTGGGCTAAATATTGTCAACAACGAGGATTTGATAATGAAACTCAACGAACTGGCCGTAATCAGCCCAACAAAACAAGCCGCTAAAGTATTTGAAAGTTACTTTGGTAATAGCATTAAATTTGATCAAATGACACAGGCACAGGCCCGTGGCATGCTCAACCGTGTTCGTAGCTTAATTGCCGAACATCGTAGAACTCCTGGATTCCATCGTAGTGAGCAAAACTCAAGCTATTTGAAATTGGTAGTCATGGAACAGGCATTGGCAACACAAGTAGCCGCTCCGGGTTCAACAGCTTCTGCTCCTGGAACTACCACTCCTGGTGGTGTTGCTGCTCCTGCTGTAAATCCAGCCAATATGGCCATGAACATGGCCGCCAAGAAAAAGCAAGCAACAGATCAAGCCGCTGAACTTACTAAACAAATTCAAGCCTTGACACAACAAAAAGCCCAACTAATGCAACAGGCAAATAATCCAATGGCAGCCGAAAGTCGCTTGTATCGTCGCCTGCGTGAAGCCAGTGAGATTCAACAAGCTCAGGTAGTGTTGGCGGCACAAGACATGGTTGACCAAGTTCAAAAGATGAGTGAGCAAGTTAGTGCCATGCAGTTTAAAGACTTGCCAGCCTTGGTAGATCAGATCAAGAATGAAGTTGGCGTGGATCAAGCAACACAATTCAATGGTGATGCCAGTGCCGCATTGAGTGGTCTGTTACAAAACCTACAAGGTGCCAAACAACAATTAGAGGCTGCACTTGGTGTAGTAACCGGCCAAGCTCCACAAGTTCCTGGTGCAGATATGGGTGCCGACTTAGGTGCACCTGCTCCTGGTGAAGAAAATATTGATATCAACGCTGAAGTCCCAGCTCCTGGCGGCGAAGAGGACATTGATGCCGAAATGGATGCCAATGTTGAACCAGCCAAAGGCACATTAGGCCGCAGTCGCAGATAATGTTAATTAGAGAATTTGTTGACACAAAATCTCAACCCGATTTAAAAAAGTTGGCGGCTGTAACAGAGTTGCTTATTAATCGGGCCAAAGATGAATCTGCCCGTAAACAAATGAGCCAGGATGCCTATATCCAAGCTGCCAAAAGCATTGGTGTGAATTTAACTCCAGACAACCTAGGCGACATTATTAGCCAAGAACCACTAAGCAATCTTCTAGAACCACTAGAACCAAATAGCGGTGTGGTTCGATTCAAAGGCGACACCGAAGCCACTACAGGCATGAGTGTAGATCAAGCTAGAGCTGTAGTAGATTCTAATGCCAAAGCGGCCTTGAAGCGCAGACAATAATACCATGTCTTATTCTGATAAAGTTCTTCAGCATTACGAAAATCCATTAAATGTTGGAAAGTTTGATAACGATGAACCAAATGTTGGCACAGGTTTAGTGGGAGCACCGGCATGTGGGGATGTTTTGCGTTTACAATTAAAAATTGATCCAGAGACTGACACAATAATTGACGCACGATTTAAAACCTATGGGTGTGGTTCTGCTATAGCATCATCAAGCCTGGTATCAGAAATGGTCAAAGGATTAACATTAGAGGAGGCCCGGGAGATCAAGAATTCGCAAATTGCGGATGAGCTTGCTCTCCCTCCGTAACTAGTTAAAATTCATTGTTCAATTTTGGCTGAAGATTGTTTGAAGGCAGCCATAGAAGATTATAGAAATAAAAAAAATAAAAATACCCCCTAATAAAAATATTTTGATAAATATTTACAGGGGGTAATGTCTATGTATTATTGTGCTATTTGTAAAAAAGAATTTGCGCCGCGAGATTTAAAAAGACCATCTCGCACCTGTTCAAAAGAGTGCAAAAACGAGTTAGCTAGAGGCAATACTGTAAAACAATTTAGCAATCCTGCGGCAAGAGAAATACAAAGACAAAAAAGTTTAGATCAAAAAAAAGATCCAGCGTATCAACAAAAATACACC